GCTTGGTTCGACTTCGAAGACGTCTCTCAAATCATAAGGGCTCATATTTATAAAAAGTGGGACCAGTGGGATCAACACCGACCCATTGAGCCATGGATAAATAAAATTATTTCCAATCAGATGAAAAATATTCTGAGGAATAATTATTCTAATTTTGCTCGTCCATGCATTAGTTGCCCCCACAACCAATCTCGTGAACAGAAAGCGGGACAGATATCAAATCTCTGCGCCATAACCCCTAGTGGCACCCAATCTAACGAGTGTGATTTGTATGCGAAATGGGAAAAAACCCGAAAACAAGCCTATGATATAAAAATCCCAGTTTCTTTAGAAAACCACCATTATGATCAGTTAACTCTTCCGGAAGATCACTATAATATATATACTGGTATTACAAATTTACATTTATCAATGAGGAAATATTTGAACGATCGTCATTTTATAATTTATAAGATGCTTTTCATAGACTACGTGGACGAAGAGGTGGTTGCGCGTGTATTAGGCTATAAAAGCAACGAAAAGGGAAGGAAGGCCGGATACAAACAGATTAAGAACTTAAAAAATTTCTACAAAAGGATTGCGAAAAAAATTTGTGTAGAAACTGATATATTTTTCAAATGAAAGAATACGCTTTAACAAAAGAGGAGAAAGAACGAAGCCTAGGGCTATTTGTTGAATTGGAAGGCGATTTAAATGAAGCCACCAAGAAGTTGTTTGATGACGAAAAGGAAAAGGGGAGTACAGTACGTGGGCGTGCTTTAAGAGCGTTTTGGGTAGACAGAGGTTTGAGCTATCGTACTAAAGTAAAAAAACGTGCGTCCAAATATTTCTTAACAGATGTGGAAAAGTCCTTTGTGAAACTACACTATGGACCCGAGATGACTAAAAAAGAAATAGGACAGCTTTTATGGCCTAATGATGCGGAAAGTAAGGGGTTCGCTGAAACAGATAAATTTATTTCTTTATGTGACCATATTAATAGGGAGTTCCCAACCGGAATTAGCTTGCGAGACGATGCGGCAGGCGAAAAATATACCCCTCCCAAAATCCTATCTACTGCCATCCGCAAACTAAACAAAGTTGCTTCAAAAGAATTCGAAGTGGAAAAAATACACAGGCAAGACAGAAAGTGTGTGGAAAAATTGATAACCTATTTAAATGCACCAAGATTTGTGCAGGTTATAAATTCTTATATTACGCACCAGAGTAGAGATTTGTTTGAATCAGAGTATATTCGGAGCACGTGGGATAAACCTGATTTAACCGCAGATGAATTAAATTTGTATGTTAACGTGTGCATGGATTATGTGAACATTAAAGAAATCGAACAACAAAAACAAAAACTTAATTTGATGTTTGATGATACGGAGGGTCAACACGACTTAACAATGAGGCTCACCGAAATGCTTAAAACAAAAGCGGAGGAATATAATCAGTGCATTAATCGTGTTGATAAGATGCTTGCCAAATTAAATGGAGAAAGAGCCAAGAGGGTGGCAAACCAAGAGCAAAGAAACGCCTCGATCATTTCATTGGTTCAGCTTTTTCAAGATGAAGAGGAGAGAAAGTTAATGATAAAAATGGCGGAGATGCAAAAAAAGTTAGTTAGAAAGGAGTCGGACGAAATTGAAAAAATGTCCGACTGGAAAGCCCGCGTGTTGGGAGTGGCTAAAGAAGATGTTATATAATGGAGAGGATAGTCAACAAAGTTTTTCCGTGCGCAGAGTGTAAGAAAGAGTTTTCTAGTCGAAGCTCTTTGCACAAACACCTGAAGCAACACGATTTGAATTTAGCTTCTTATTATACTAAATATTTTCCGCGCACCAACAAGCTCACAGGCGACCCCCTTCCTTTTAAAAAGTTTGAAGAATATTTTGAGAGAGATTTTTCAACCAAGCAACAATTGCTCAAATGGTGTAGGGAATATTCTATAGAGGAAGTTAAAAAATACGCCTTAAGAATTTTAGAAAGACGACAGCTTCGGAAGGAGAGGGAGTATGGGCCTTTTCACTTGGAAACTACCAATTCATTCATGCCGTCGTTACCTATTTACCGTAAACTTTTTGGGAGCTATAATGCGGCCTGTGCGTCCGTAGGGTGCGAACCTTTGTATAACAAGAACCTCCCCAAGGGTTTTTTCAAAAAAGAAATCCCTTCTGATTTTACTATTGCTGTAGATACGCGAGAACAAAAACCCTTGAAGTTTGGGTGTGATACCATAAGTCTTAAGTTGGAGGTGGGGGACTATACGGCAATGGAAAATTATTATAGTTATACTTTTGTAGATCGTAAATCTGGAAATGATCTGCAGGGCACTTTAGGAAAACATAATATAGAAAGATTCAAGAGGGAAATTGAGAGGGCCCAAGAAATGGATTCTTATCTTTTTGTAGTTATAGAGTCTAGCGTTCAAAAAATAATAAAGGAAAATAAATTTTTTAATAGGCGCTCTAACATGGATTACACACTCAGGCAAATCAAAGATATTTCCCACGAATATTCCCGAAGGTGTCAGTTTGTTTTTGCGGGGGATAGGAAAAACGCTTCTGTGTTGATTCCGTTGCTTTTGTTGTACGGGAAGAAAGTATGGCAAACAGATATGCAATATTTTTTAGATAATGTTATATGAGCTGGACCGAAGGTAACCAAAAAAAATCGGTCTCTAAATTCCGAAGTAACCAAGATTTATTGGAGCTTAAAGGTTTTCTGGAAGAAAGGGAAGCTAAGGTGGCTCTTTATGAATTTCTACGAAACAACACGACCTTTGCGGCAGATTTGATTTTAGGAATAAAGCTTTTTCCTTTTCAGCACATGGCCATTAAATCCATGTTTGAAGTTGATTATTTTTTAGGGGTGTGGGCGCGGGGAATGTCCAAATCTTTCACGACAGGGGTGTTTGCTGCTTTAGATGCGGTTTTAAATCAAGGAATGGAGATTGGAATAATATCAAAGTCTTTTAGGCAGGCGAAAATGATTTTCAAGAAGATAGAAGACATCGCTGCCAAGCCGGAGGCGGCTTTTTTTAGACAGTGTGTTACCAAAACATCAAAGAGTAATGATGAGTGGCTTATGGAAATTGGAACCAGTCGCATTCGTGCGTTGCCGTTGGGTGATGGCGAAAAGCTCCGCGGGTTTCGTTTTCATAGAATTATTATTGATGAATTTGCGCTGATGCCCGAGAGAATTTACAACGAAGTACTTGTTCCGTTTTTAGCCGTAGTAGAAAACCCCACTCAGCGGGAAGAGCTTTTTCAATTAGAAAGCCGTCTTATAAAAGAAAATAAGATGACGGAGGGGGAGCGCCATGTATGGCCAAATAATAAATTAGTAGCATTATCGTCCGCTTGTTATAAGTTTGAATATCTTTATAAAATGTATACTCACTTTGAGCATCTGATAACACTGCCCGTACAAAAAGACAACGCTTTGCGTTGCATAATGCAGTATAGTTATGATTGCGCTCCACAGCAGTTGTACGATCAAAATTTAATTAAGCAAGCTAGATCAACAATGAGTCAGTCTCAGTTTGAGCGTGAATTTGGCGCGGTATTCACTGACGATAGCTCCGGTTATTTTAAAACCAGCAAAATGGCATTATGCACGGTTATTGACGGAGAAAGCCCCTCTGTGGAGGTGCAGGGGGAAGCGGGTGAAAAGTATATTCTTGCATTCGATCCTTCATGGGCTCAAACCGAAAGTTCGGATGATTTTGCAATTCAAATCTTAAAATTACACCCTGAAGAGCAAAAGGTAACGTTGGTGCATGGTTACGCTATGTCAGGAACCTCCCTTAAACATCATATTAATTATTTTTTGTTTTGTTTGGAAAATTTTAACATTGTGGCCATATGTGGGGATTATAACGGAGGTGTTCAGTTTCTGGAAGCATGTAACGCAAGTGAGGCTTTCAAACAGAAAAACATGAACCTTAAAACTATTGACGTGGGACTAGACAAGCCAGAGGAGTATCAGTCTGATCTTCGGTCTTATAAGGTGCAATATAACCTTAAAGATTACCGCTATATTATTTTAAGAAAACCAAACTTTTGATTTGCCCCGCAATCTCAGACGACAAACGGGGCCCGACAAAGCACGAAAGGATTCTTATTCGGCATTGGTTTTGGCTAATTGGATGGCAAAAGTTTACTTTGACGCCCAATCCCAGAAGGTTGAAGATGTCATAGAAACCTTTGAGCCCACATTCATTTTATAAGTATGGGACTTTCAAAGTCGACTTTTTTAACTTTTAGTGTAATATAAAATAGCAACATGTCTGCACCATATCAAAAAAGAAAATACACCAAGCGCTCGGACTATTGGGAAAAGTTTAAAAAAGAACACGAACAGCCTATTGAAAACATTATGACGGCCGCTCAAGATGGCGAATATGAGCCCCAGTTGATAGGCGAATCTTTCTATAATTACGAATCAAAGGCTTATACTCGAACCCCCGCAGGGGGTTCTTCCACTTCTTTGCGAAGAAATAATACCGCATTAGCTCCTATGATGAACAAGTATGCTAACATTAGGGCCGGGATGCTTCCTTATCAGTATGCTTTGGATGGTGTTAATGTTAGGGACGCTATTGAACTATGCCAAAAGGCGTATGCCAATATAGCCGTTTTTAGAAATGCGATTGATACAATGGCGGATTTTGCTAATTCGCAACTATATCTTGAAGGAGGAAGTGCTAAATCTAAGGAATTTATAAAGGCTTGGCTTAAAAAAATTAAAATTTGGAATTTAAAAGATCAGTTTTTTAGGGAGTTTTATCGCAGTGGAAACATTTTTCTATATACGTTGGAGAGTAAATTTAAGGCAGACGATTTTTCAAAGGTAAGAAATCTGGGTATCAATATGCTTAGTAATAAAATTCCTATTCGTTATATTTTATTGAATCCATATGATATGACGGCAAAAAGAGCCACTTCTTTTGAGAAGTTTGGGGTATATGCAAAGGTCTTAAGTGAATATGAATGTGAAAGATTACGGGACCCGAAGACTGAAGAAGATCGGGAGATTTATGAGGCACTTCCTCCAAATATTAAAAAAAGGATAAAAAATGGAACGTGGGCCCCAAACGGGGTTACTGTGGATTTGGACGGGGCTCGTTTAAGGTACGCTTTTTATAAAAAGCAGGACTATGAACCTTTTGCTATTCCATTTGGGTTTCCAGTTTTGGACGATATAAACTTCAAGATGGAAATGAAAAAAATTGATCAGTCTATTTGCCGCACCATTGAGAACGTAGTATTGTTGATTACCATGGGCACAACCCCGGATAAAGGGGGAGTAAATCCGCGCAACATAAAGGCTATGCAAGCCTTGTTCCAAAACCAAAGTGTGGGAAGAATATTGGTTAGTGACTATACCACTAACGCAGAATTTATTATTCCGGATATTTCAAAGGTCATTGGCCCAGCTAAATATGAAGTGGTAAACCAAGACATTAAAGAGGGTTTGCAGAATATTATTTTAAGTCAAGAAAAATTCGCGAGTACGGAAGTGAAGGCTCAAATGTTTTTGCAAAGACTTAAGGAGGCTAGAGATACCTTTTTAAATGAGTTTTTACAGGCGGAAATAAAACAATTATGCAAGAATTTTGGTTTTCGAGATATTCCTACGGCAAAATTTGAAACTATTGATCTCAAAGATCCCGCTCAGATTCAAAGGGTCATTACCCGCATGATGGAGTTAGGGATTCTGCCTCCAGATCAAGGGATTAAGGTTATTGAAACAGGAGTCTTTCCTACTACAGAGGAATTGGATAAGGGACAGGATAAGTTTGTGGAAGATCGACAAAAAGGGTATTACAACCCGCTTGTGGGAGGTACGCCTGTGCCTGTGGATTTTGAAGAGGAGGAGGAGATTGCAGAAATCAGACACCCCGGAGGAGCAAAGTTGTTGGAACAGCGACGTAAATATGAAGACCAAAAACGAGAGAAGGCGGGTAAAAGTGCGGGGAGGCCCGGAAGACCCCCGGGCTCTAAAACTCAAGCTACGAGCGCTTATTCGGTTCACGCCATAAAGGAAACGGTGGATAAGGCCAATGACCTTTATAATGCTATTGCCTCTGAAGCCAGAAAGATTTTTAAGAAAAAAAGATTGAACAAGGAACAAAAAATGATTCTCGAAAGAGTGTGCGAAGCTGTTGTTATAGCGAAAGAACCTAAAGAGTGGGTTTCCACAGCTAAATTGTGTATGAAAAATTCTACAAAACTTCTAGACCTTAAGCCGTCGAAGAAGGTTATTGACATTAGTGTGGAACACGAACTGGACGATTACGCAGCAGCCATTCTATATCACAGCAGAAACAATTCTCTCAATAAGTAAAAGGGTGTAACCTTCTTATATAATGTCAGATAAATTTAAGTATAAGACAGAGTACATTTTTGATATTTATGCTACAACAGATCTTGAAAGAGATCTTGACATCAGCACCGCTTCCTTGGAGACCCTTAGGCCTTTTATTCCAAAAT